AATTGCTTTGGCCATTACATCAGTGGGAAAGACAGCCATATTTCCCATAACCTTCAATCCATGCTTAAAGCTAACAGATGGACTTAGAGTCAACAGCCTCGCTACTTCAAACGAAGCATATCTGTTTAGCCACTGTCCCGCTTTTCCAGTATCCATAGGATCGAAGGCAGTTCTTACATCATCAAGAAGTTTAACTGCTCCATCATATCCTCCTGACCTTTTCATCTGCCGAAGAATAGGAAGCCAACCGTCCCAGTATTGCGAAACTCCTATTCTCTTAGCTGCGTCAGGAATGTACTTACCCATAATATATGCAGTCTCCGGCATCATCAGTTTAGAACCTGCACTTCGATGAAAGAAGTTAACTAATCTCATTGCTTCAGATCCATCAGGAGCAGTATCAAATGACTCAAGATGTTTCAAGTTGGCAGCATAATCAACAGATGGATGCGCCGGATGATGCATAAAAGGACCAGCAATAGTCTTATGTCCTGTTTCATTCATCTTCGCGCCAAACACCGTGTTGATTGCAGTAATCTCATCAGCCGCTGCTCGTTCCTCAGCAGTCAACATTCCCTTTAACCAAGGATCAGCTTCGCCCATCCCTACTCCGTCAACAGCAAGTGCAACTCTTGAAGTACTGTACTTAGAGGCAAGACTTCTATACACCTTATCAATCTCAGCATTAAACTCTTCCTGCATTGGTTTAAGCGCTGCAAGTTTAGTAGCTGCTTCTTCCTTTGCTTTATTAAACACATCATAGGTTATTCTGTCTTCTGGACTAAGTTTACTCACATCTCCTTTAAATCCCTTAATCTGTTTACTAAGTGCAGAAGCTTCAGACTTAGGATCAAGTCCTTTGAATTTACCTGACATTATATCATCAAGCATGTTAATTCTGCCAACTTGATAAGGGATGTCAAGGTTTACTGTATTGTGGTACTTATCTACCAGTGGTTTCATCTCCGCCATGACTTCATCGTACTTACCTTCGATACCATGATCACCAAGTATCTTAAGAACCGATCTCACTCCTGCTTCAGTGTTGGAATCAATAACCTTAGTTGTGTATCCAAGTGCTACTCCGGGATTAGTCATTCCATCTTCGCCATTAGGAAGTGTAGTCTTGAAGTGGTATGATCCTCTGGTAACAGGACTTCCCATACTGTCGAGAAATCGAACCTGCTTAGTCTTAACAAATCCGCTAATGTCCTTAGGAGCAAAGTTCTTCTGATTCATTAAGGAAACAATTCCTCTGCCATTCTCGGTCAACTGAGGAGCACCGAATCCTGCGTCATAGATTGCTTTAACCGCAGACACTACTGATCCACCTGATGCTTTAGCAACATCTGCGATTTCTGAGGGAATAGATTTACTGATAAATCCTAAAGGAATTCCCGCCGCACTTGCATCTTTCTCTCCAAGAAGAGCAGACACAGGAATCATTGCTCCAGCAGCAGCAAGAGTTATTCCTGCACCACGAAGTATCTTCTTCATCGTAGGTGTAAGTCCACCTTTGTTTCTTATGCCCCACGCAGTAAGTGCACCAGTATCTGCCTTTTGTTCAGGTGTTAATGCATCATACTCATTTTTAGCCTTCCTTGTTTTCGCTGCAGGAATTTTAACTGCTCCTGCTTTTTCACTGGTAGGACTACCAGGACGTATATCTTGCACTGCATCTTCAACACTGTTCTTTGCTGCATCTGCTGCAATAAAATCAGTTTTCTTAAACTTGGCGTCAACTTTTGCTATAAGAGCAGCATAATGCTCAAACGATTCAACAGGCACACCATGTTGTTTAGCCAGCATATCTAAAGATGTTCTCGACTCAAAGAGAGTTTTGTTTATCTGATTGATATACTCATCAGGATCTTTAATTCCGCTAAGTGAACTGGTTAGTTTCTCCTCAGCATCTTTAACAATTCCTGAGGCACCAGTAGCAAACTTTTCACTTGCCGATAAAGGTTTAGGTTTAAGGTAACTAGTAACTTTCTCGTTGCCTGGAGTTACAGTAGTTATAGGTCCTATTTTTAATCGTTCTGGTGCGCCTGTACTAATTACAGACGGTGTCTCAGATATGATCTTAATAGGAGAACCTAACTTCTTTGCAGGAATAGGAACAGGTAAAAGTCCTTCTGCTTGTCTGACTGCTGATAGCATTGCTCTATCTGCAGTAAGTCTTTCTGCCCAGTGATATCTGGTAGGATTATCCATTGCATCTATTACACTAAGAGGAAGTCTATTAGTAAGTAGTTTATATTGTTCCTCTCTAATAATAGGAGACGGATTAAGTTTATTCTGTGCTTGCACCTTTGCCCATGCAGGATCATGTTGCGGATTAGATTCAGCAAGACGAACTGACTCGTCATAAATATCCGTGTCCATCTTCTGCTTGGCAGCAGCAGTATTTGCTGCTTCCAGTTCCATATTACTTTTAATACGAGAGTTAAGTATTGCACTTTCCTGCTTAGGATTCGCTGCAATTGCTGCTTGATCTTCAAGAGTCAATTGTCCATACTTCTCCTTCATATCCATCTGATGTTGAAGTCCAACAGCAGCAACTCTATCTTTCTCAATTATTCCAGAAGCCTCAGAGAAGTTCTTCACGCGAGCAAGATTATCCGTAACAAGACCTTCTTCTCCAGCAAGCATTGCTTTTTCTCTGGAGATAAAAGCTTTTGCGCCAAACTCAGCAGGCATCACATCACCTGTTATACTAAGTGCTCTTTCTGTTGGAGCCATTCCTTTAACTAATGCATTTCCTCCCATCTTAGCAAGTTTGCCTGCGCCCATAAACGCAGGAATTCCAACAAGCAATTCTGCTGTAGTACTCAATGGAGTTCCTGCTTTAGCGAATCCACTTTTAACTGCATCGATTCCAGCAAGCGCAGTCGCAGCAACCAGTCCTCCACCAATTACCTTAGCTGCAATTCCAGGAATTCCAACAGGAGGAGCCATCATCAATCCTCTGCCGAGCGCAGCCAATCCTGTTCTAACTCCAAAGGTTTTACCCAAAAGAGGAATTGCTTTATCCGCTGTGAACTCAGGAAGAAACTTTAATGCACTTCCAAATGCGCCGCTTGCAAGACCCATACCTAATGCTTGCGTTCCGATACCTTCAGCAGCATATGTTAGAGGATTACTCATTGTAGGATTCTTAACATTCCACTCTTCAAACCCTGCTTCAGGTGCAACATCCTTACCAAAGAAACCAGAGTTCTTTTGGATATACTTATAAACATCTCCCTTTGCAGCATCACCTCTCTCTTGTACTGCCTTAAGAATAGATTCTGCAGGATTACCTCCATACGGACTACCTTTAATAATGGAAGGAAGATCAGTGGAGAGTTGCGCCAACATTGCTCGTCTTGGGTCATCAATGTCAATTTTTGACATTACTCTCTCAAATGAAGCACCCTCTGGCATCTTTGCTGCAACCTTCTCGGTCATTGCAGATCTACTTAGTCTTGCAAGTATATGATCTGCTGCAGTAGGATCATTAAGTAGAGTATCCTTAAGACCTTCATTGTGAAGCATCTTACGGTAGTAGTCCTGTCTTGCAAGATCAGAAAATGATCCGCCTGTATTAAGAATAGGCATCATATCCTCCTAACGGGAGATAAAGGGTTGAGCTAACGACTGTAATCCTTGCCAAGGTGCATGTCCGATGTTCAACATCCTGCGCTTAAACCAATCGCCAACATCAGATGGAGAATTATCGTAGTTACTAAACTCTTCGCCAGGAGTAGTCATTTCTCCTGTAAACCACGAGGGCTTCTTTCTGGGCGCAGCAAGCGCAGTAGAAACAGGATTAAGTGACTTATTATTTACCATTGTATCTGCTTGATAACCAGATCGAACCTTTGCAAGTTCATCAGGATATAACTCAGTATTCATCCTATTTATTGTATTAACTCCAGTTGTCCTGGCAGTATTTAAGTTAGCATCTGCATTAAATGCAGTTGCTTGTGCACCTCGTACTCCGGCAAGAGCAGTGATATCTCTATCGCCCTGACCACCCGGACCATACTGCATTCCATGGCTTTGCAGAGTAGCAAGATTAGTTCTATCTTGCGATCCTCCAGGTGCGTATGCCAGTGCAGCATTACGTTCTGACGCAGCAGCCTGTATCTCTGCCTGTCTTGCGCCTCCAGCAACTTCCAACTCTTTAAGAAACTTCTTTAGACTACCAGAACGCTCTGAATCTGCTATGAATCTTCCGTACTGATCATCTGACCAACTCATTTCTAGCCTCCTGTGTCGTGACTGTAAGTGTGTGTTTCAGTTTTACGCAACCCTTCTTCAGTAGTCTTTGTCAAATCAGCTGTAGCAGAATAACCAGAAGATAATCCTACATTCCCTGAGAAACCAAGACTCGCTGTTGCATTGACACTGCTAAGAGCAGATGCTGCCATTTGTGAGGCAACCTGACCGGCAGCTTTAATAGCTTCCACTTGAAGTTGAAACAGTTTAAGTGCCGCATCAAGTTCAATCTCTGCTTTCTTTATATTAAGAGTAGCAATAGCATCTGCTTTCTTTAACTGAAGTTCTGCATTCTTTGCCTGAGCATCGATATCAACAGAAGCGACATAAGCACCTGCTTTATAGATATCTGCTTCAGCAGAATACTTCTTAACCTTTGCATCAACAACTGCAATCTGTCCTGCAATATCTTGTTTATATTTCTCAACATCAGCAGCGAATACATCAATTACATTCTTATTAGATTCAGTAATTGCTGTTAATACCATCTTCATATCTTCAAGAACAAATGCAATACCTTTTTCTATTACCCATTGCGAATTAGTTTGTGCCAATCTCGCTTGTTCAACAGTTATATCATTATTAAGATTACTATTGTTCCTGGTAATCTCAATACCAATCTCGCTAAGTCTTGCTGCAAGTGCACCAAATGGTAGAACGAATCCTCGAGATGAGAAGTATTGTTCTGCCTCGGTGTAAAGTTTTATGTTCTCAAGTTCTTGTCTACCTCTCATTCTATCCCATATCAGTTCTTCAACTTCAGCACCAAGACCTGTTGCACCATTCTCAATGAGTGCTTCAAGTTTTGTAACAATACCTACACGAAGATCAGTGACAACACTATCAAAGACTGGAAGTGCTCGTATTGCTCCAAGCACAGGTAACGAAGGAACATTTATATTTGCAATATCTGGAGCTTCTGGCCTATCTCCAAGCATGCCAGAAACAATAGTTCCACCTGGATAGTCAAAAGAAACATCGATAGATGTATCAATGTTTGGATGAACAATAAGAGTACTAAGATTGACAAGTGCAGCATTAGCTGCAGTCCATGCAGTTTCCGCATAATCTTGTGCAACAAGAAACTTAGCACTTACTAGTCTATCAGCATCCGATGAAACATCAGTTATAAGTTGTGTCAGATCAGCCATAATTTACTCCTCCCATTGACTTACTTTGGTCCAAGTATAAGTATAAGTTTCTTGCACAAGATTACTAACCGCAGATGTAATTAAAGTCGGATACCAACCTGATATAGATATTACTGGATAATTCCACGGATCTGTAAGATGTTCAGGAGGATTCACAATAAGTATTGTTCCGTCACGCTGCTGATAAGCACCTGGAATACTCATCCAAGCATTTGGATCAGAATAAACTGCTGCAGTGACAACAGTTCGTTCTGTAACTATACTTACTGGAAGTCCGCCACTTTCATTTACTCTTATAATATTACTTAATGAAGCAGTAAGTAGTGCAGTTTCAATACTTTGTATTGCACCATCTACTTTAGTAGCATGAAGTATAATTTGTCCATCTGATAATGTACAAACTCCTAACCACAACTTCACTACAGGAGGTTCAGGTTCAGATGGTGAATATATAACTACTGGTTCTATTACTGGTTTAGATAAACCATGCTCTTGTAGTTCTGTTACAGAACTAAATATATTGACATACACTTGTCCAAATACACTTGTACACTTAACTATACTTCCATCAAAATACTTCTGTATATTTGAGTACTGTTTAAGATTAGCAAAAGACATAGCATTCTTAAGTGCATCAATCTGCCGGTTTATCAGAAATGTCAATTTTTGACTTTCCTGGAAATTATTAGACTGCCTTATTGTCTTAGTTTCAACTGGCACTGGCACTCACCATAAGCGAAGGAAAAGTATATTTCCCTCTTCCAATAGTATAAGTCGCCTTCATCTTAGCTACAGTCAACTCAACAACTGCTTGAATAAGATCAAAACTGAAATCTGATCCATCGACATTGGCAAACTTAAATGCAACAATCTCTCCAGAGTCTGTATAGTTGAGAGGAACCTCTACTTCCTGATACGTTGGAGGCATACTATTGGTAGTAACTGTTGTTCCAGTACTTTCATTTGCAATGTTAGTTATTGCCACCTTACCATCAAAGTATCCTATTACATGAAGTTTCCTAAAGCGTTTCTGCCGTAAAGTATCTCCACTAGCGGATGGGATTTGAAAGTACGCATCAATAGCAACACCTAAATCATCGTCACCTTCATTGATGACTATTCCACTTATTCCCGCAAACAGTGTCTTACCATTGAACACGCAGGCACTATTGAAGTTTAATCCCATATGTTGAGAAGGTGCCAGATTCTCTGTGTTAATCTTTGCCCCAAGAGTTATCATCGTGCGTACCTCAGAACATAAGAAGCAAATCTATCAGATTGAGACATTGTTCCTCTTACTGTTAAGGCAGGAAGTGTCAATGCTCCTGTTATTACAGGAACAAAAGATGCTGTTCCAGCAACAGTAAAAGAAGGTAACTCAACTACACCATCTGCACTTCTTCCAGTTATAACAGTTCCTGCAACAGTAAAGACAGGAAGTGTAACTGCACCTGCTGCAGTAAATCCTGAAAGAATAGAACCTGTAACAGATAATCGTGGTAAAGTAATACTTGCACTTTCTCCAGTTTTACTATTAACTGTAAAGAAAGGCAAAGTAATATCAGCACTTAAATGTAGTCCTGTTCCACCACTGACTGTAAACATTGGAAGAGTAATACTTCCAGTAATCACTGGTGCGACTTCAGCATGTCCTGAGACAACGAACATCGGAAGAACACACTGATTAAGATTAGTTGCTGAGATTGATCCATCAAATGTAAGTGCAGGTAAAGTGATTGCTCCAGTTGCCTGAAGTAATGCAATACCTGGGACATATGTAATTGTTAACTTAGGTCTATACGCAACTACTGCATCCTCAACAGTACGAGGATATCGTAATGCGTAACTAGTAGATCCATTATCAAACAGAAGAATTGTTACTGGATTACCAACACCCCAAGACGCTCTATCAATTACTTCTTGAATTACTGCTTTAAAATCTGGTGTTGTATACGCAGCACCAGTGGTCCACCCTGCCATACTACTCCAGTCTACGTATGCAGTTGTTTTTACCAGTGCATTCAATTCTGCAGTACTAGTAGGTGCTTCAGAGTAATCTACATCATTTGCTGTTATTCTCACATTACATGTAATCTGTGCACTATTTGCATTAGAATAAAAAGTAATAGAAGCAGATAATATTACACTGCCCTTAGGTATGCCAAAACTTTGAAAACGAAAGAAACTGTTTCTGCCACCGCCTAATGCTGCATAACTACCTGCTACATCGAAAGTTCCATTATCGACTGCGCCGTCATCTGTACCTACAACAGAAGTAAACGTCGCAGTACCAACAACTGCCGGAGTATAATTGACAACTAACTTAGGATAATAACCAGCATCTCCATGGACAAAGTTATAATAAGATCTGTTAGCATTTAAATCATTTGTTCCATTATCTCTTATGATAAGCATAAGAGCATTGTTACTTGTCCAAGTAGATCTACTAACAATCTCTTGAATTATTGTTGCTAAGTCTGGAGAAGGATATCCAGTATTTGTTGTCCACGCAGCAGGTGACCACGGAACACTTGCAGTTGTAAGTGTCTTTGTGTCACCTGCTCCATAAGATGCAGGTGCAGCAGCATTATCTTCATCGTTACCACTAATCAGTACATTCGCAGTAACTCCTGAAAGATCATCATGCGCGTACAGGGTCAAAATAGCAGAGTTAATCACTGATCCCTGAGGAATGTTTATCCCAGGAAATCTGAGTGCAGCATTGTAGAACACTCCAGCAGCACCAGTACCACCAAGATAACCTGGTGCTGCTGTAGTAAATCCACTACTGTTACTTTGCCATATAGCATTATCAGCAGTTACTTGTGGATATAGTGTAAGTACTGGCATTACTACTCCTTATGCAGCAGGAAGTGTAACAGTGAACGTGTCAACCGTTGATGTGGCTCCAAGGGTAACAGATGTAGAACTCATATTTATCTGCCCGCCGCTTGTGGCAATCGTTCCATCCATTCTGGGAAGCGTAGTACTGATCGCAGGAGTTGCTGCTTCATCTGCTGCATTACCGTAGAATCTCCACCAACCAGCAGTACCATTAGCCAGTCCAACACCTGACCAAGTTTGAGCAGTAGACTTAGCAATCGCACCTGCAGCAGCAGCACCAAACTCTAATCCCGCAGCAACTGCACCACCTGTAAAGGCTGCCGAACCAACTGTGATCTCCAACAGTTTAGTCCCTGTCGCTGCAAGATCAGCAGTAGTCGGCTGAACACCAGAGTAGATTCGAAGAACTCCACGTTTGAAGATGTCTCTGATAGATCCACCAACTAGAGTAGTTATAGTAACTGCCTCGGTGGCACCATCAGCGGTAAGTAGACCAGTCGCTAATGTGATGGTTCCTGCAACAACTGCGACAATAGTGAAAGGACCACTAATATACTGCATTCCACCAGTAAAACCAGTAACTATGATAGAGTCACCTGCCATAAATCCTGCAGTTAGAAAGGCCCCAGCAGCAGAGGTGAGAGTATCCGCACCTGCTCCGCCATCAACAGCAGCAATATCAGATGCTGTCAAAGTAGCTACATGTCTGGCAGGAACACCACCAAGCACCACATTCCGTAATCCCGTCGAAAGTTGCAAACTCATTGTCTCACCTCATTGAAGTAATGTTAAATAGTCTCTTCCATTGAAAACTGCACAACCAGTATTAGAACCTGGAAGTACTAGTTTATCCCTTGTTAAATTCTTCACTGTTCCATCAGGCAGACCAACATAGATTCCATCTTGTGCAGTCCACATTGCTGCTTGATCAGAATTGTCACCACCAGCAATTTTTGTACCTGCTACTTTTAAGTCTGTACCTTCGACAACTGGACGATCAGAAACAACTGTGTAACTGAATTCTTTAGGAGTCATTCCACCAAGAAATATAACTTCAGTTTCTGTGCCGACAAACATACCAGATTTGACGGAACGGAGCATCCTAATGCGGCTTCGTAATGGAATGAAGTTGCCTGCAAGGTCAAACCATCCATAGGCAAATGGCTCACTGTACCAGATAATACTGCCCACAGCAACATATATTCTGGAACTGTGAAGCTCGAGGAGCGTCCCCAAAGGGGGATCATTAAATCTTCTCGTTGTTGCCGGACCGACGTAGGCAGATGCTGACCATACATAACTGACTCCATTCACTACGTAACCAATCTGATAACCATTCATGTAGTAGATGCGATCGGCAATCTGACAGTAACTACACTTCGCATCTACTTGCATGCTACTTCTTACACCTGTTCTGGTATAATCAGCATTAAGTCTGTAGAGTGCACTTCCAGCAATGAATAGACACTCTCCACCATCACAGAACATACTATGCACTGCTTCTGTTCTTGCTGTGGCAGTCAAACCTCTTCTCATGGAAATGCGTCCAGCCGAATCGATATCTACATTGTATGCTGTCGCTAATTCAGTTTCTCCAGTTTCCAGACTATGTTTAATTCTGGTTGGATCAACTGCATTATTCAGTCCAAGAGCTTTTTTAAGAAGTGTTACAGTTGCCATTATACACTCCACACACTTCGACTAATGTTCTGTCGTCTTCGAGACATCCATCTACGAAGTTCATTTAACCCCTTTATCGCCTCTGCTTCCCAATGTTTAGTATTGGGCTTAAGCTTATCTTCTAAAGCATCCTCAATAATACTGAAGCAAACCGCAAGAGTCTGATTTACTATCGTAGATCTGTGAAGATAGTCTGGAATAATGGACGGAGTGTCAGTATCATTTACCAGTTTATCCGGATCCTTCATGATAAGGCAAAGAAGAGTAGTGGCAGTACTATACATTCCTTGGTAATATAACACATTTCCTTCCAGCGCCACTGTCATAACATCGCCTGTATCTGTGAGACCTGGATAGAGCTCCATCAATTCAGTTAAACCACCTGTCAAGATTTTCCTCTCCCCATCACTATTACCACAATACAACATCCTTCCAGAGAAACCAGAAGGCATATTGACATAATAAAGTGAAGTACTTGTACTTACGGATACGACACTGCGCAATGAGGGAAATTGAATTTCCTCCGCAATCAACCCGATGGCTTCATTTATTACATCAGGTACTGTGACTAACAGTTCAGGACTGGCATCCTGCAGTACCGATTTAACTTCTCGTTGAATCTCTGAGTAGTTCATGATACCAACACTCCGTTTTGTTAAGGTATGTCAAAAAATGACATTCCTTGTTTACACAGCAATCTCTTCCCACATCATCGAGAAGATTGCACATGCTGTATTAGCAGCAAAACTATAAGCTGCAACATAAGAACCTGGTTTGATAATAAGTGAACCATCCAAGTCAACTATAGCCGGAGGATTCACCAACGGTACAGAAGTAGCTCCAGTACCAACCTGACTATACACACTCTCCAGAACAGGAGTTCCATTAAGTGTGCAGGCGTTATCCACGATAGCTTGCGATGCTATAGCACATCCAACAAGTCTATTACGTGGAGTAATTACAGCCGCTGCATCCATCGTAGCAGCAGTCACTACTGTTCCAGTCATCAAACCAATGACCGTTGCAGCAGTAGGAGCAGCAATTGTAAAACTGTAACCAAATCGCATCAAGGCAAGATTCACCGTTGATGCAGCCGGATTGAATAAAACAAAACCTGTGTACGTTGTTGCCATAGCAGCAGTAAGAGCAACTGCTGCCTGATTGCAAGCAACAAACACATGGCCTCCAAGAACAGCAGCGGTGTATTTACCTGCACTCTGGCAAACAGCAAGTGATCCATCCGCAGACTGACGGAGAGGATTGTCTGTTCCAGTAGCAGCAGTAATCGCACCAACACGACCTTCAAGTAACATTTTAACCTCCTAAACTCAAGGAACGATACAAATAAGCATTGCCACCTGTACCTGTCCTACAATAATTGTTGCTACTTTTGGAGAAATCACAACTGCAGGAACATTAACTGCCGCTCCAATAATTAGATTCTCCCCCTCAATCGTGACACCAGAAGCTCGAGCGTCTGTAAATCCTCCTTTGGTAGGATAATACCAACCAACAGTGGTTGGGATGATGTCAGTCGAATCGACATAAGCATCATCCGTAACCACTGTTGCTACATCATTTGTAGACACACCATCCGTTGCGAGAGTGTATTCTCCAAGGTCAAGAGTCGTACCTGCAGTAAATGCTCTAATGACATGAACTGCAATCTCACGAATGATAATCTGTTGCCCTACCACAGGAAAGGAGAACAGGACACAAGCTTTACCTTTCAGTCCTGACACCTCGTGTCCATCGACTGCTCTGGAAGTAATCCAGAAAGCACCGACGGAAGCATCAGTTCTTAGGTCTGTCCTTCTGTAATCCTGTATAGTGACACTCATCAGAACCTCCTAAAAACCAGGAACATTAGAGATCAGCATATGCACTCTGAGTTTTCCTGAACTGATTGCGCCACCAGCATTGGAAAGATACATGCACACAGTAGGAACTGCGGCCGCCACTCCAACGATAAGAACACTCTTATCATTCAGCAAACCTGCGGCTTTAGCAGTAGCAAAGTCACCAGTCCTAGGCTCATAGTAACCAAGCGTAGCAAAGGTGACATCTGTTGCTCCATCTGCAATCATCTCATCAACATCACTATCAGTAACCGTGCATCCAGTAGTAGAAGTCTCCAGTGGAATAGTTCCCGTACCAAGAGTCATAACTACTGCACCTGCACTAACAGCGAACACTGTAGTAATCTGCACCAGAATCTCGTGCACTACAATATGTCTACTTGCGACAGGGAAACTAAAAAGCATTGCCGCCAAGTCTTCAGACGCTGCTCCATCTACCTCACCTGAAGTAAGCCAGAACGGGGTCTCCAGAACACTTGTTCTCTGATCAGTCCTTCTATAGTCAATACCAACAGTCATCTCAAACCTCCTAAGCGTGAATTATCGTAAATTGAACAAACACTCTGAAATTTCCGACAGCTCCACCATTGTCCAGAACTGTCGCCGTTATCGCGCCACTTGCTTTACTGAAGAACTTTCCAGGGAATGTAGAGACAGCGACATTAAACGCCCTCTTCAGTCCAACATTAAGAGGATCTGCAATATCATCTGTAATAAAACCATCTGTTACTGCAGTCTCTCCATTGCCCAACCATCCAACTTCCACGCTCGCATCGACAGTAAATGCAGTTACAATCTGAATCCAAACGTCCGTGACAAGAGCAAACTTAGGAATCCTGATCAAATTGTAAGTAGCATCTGCAGGAGCGAGCATCAACTTACTTGCTTCTACTCTAAGAACATCAGAAGCTTTAGTCGTGTACGCATCAGTGTTAGCCATAACTCACTCCTCCTTAACCAATCGCTGCGCCCCAAGAACTACCAACAATCACACCATAGTCCTTGCTGTCGAAGATAGGTTTGGCAGCACCAAAGATACCTCCACCCCTGATCATAACGAATCTCTCTGCGTCCTTGGTGTAAGGAACAAAGGCCATCGTTGTAGATTTAGACTCGCCTGCTCCACCCCAAGCCCACACAGCCGCCTGAGCACCAAGAAGCAGATTCCTATAAACACTTGAATTACCCGGAGCCTTACGAATGTTCTCTGACTTAGAGATCAGCATACCGTTATACTCAATCTCCGTGTTGGGAACCTGAAGCTTATTCGACGCTCTCTGAAGATCGCCCCACTGACCAATATTAGTGTTCTGACGAAGTTGATCGAACACATAGTTGTGAAGAATAACTCTGTAGTAATTCTTACCAGTCAGACTGAGAGGACGAAGTTTCAAGCATCCAGTCGCAGGAATCTCTGCACGCTGCTTCATCTTATCAAGCATCGTGAGATCCATCACATCAGCAGAGGTCATAGATGCCTCTGGAACGTCATTAGCCAGAACAAGATGTCCAGTATCCGGCGCCGTAATCGTCGTTCCAAAACTCTTCCCCGGAACGATGGCGTAACTGGTATCTCCGCAAAGAACAGCCATCAGGTAGGTATTCAGTTTCGCCACCCACCAGTCCTGCAGACCATTCTTCCCCTCTTGCATCAGGTTATAGGGAACCCTCTGCTCTTCCATCTTCCCACCAGTATCAACTGCGTGGTTGAGTTCTTCGATGCCCATTTTGAAGTCTTTGAACTTCAGTTTCTCTTCGTTGCCTTCAACGGTATCATTGCCAACAATACCTTCTCCAGTCAAGGGCAGACGAATTCCGAAGGTAATTGCATCACCCTCTCCCTTGCCAAGATCGGTTTTAAGTTG